CCCCTATCTGGCTGACCAGAACTTTGATCTGGCCCTCGAGGTCTTTTTGTTTGGCTGTTTCAGGAGTTAGCGATAGCTCGAGCTGAAGCCTTTTTACTTTCTCCTTATTCAGACTTTTTGTTGCTTCAAGCTCTGCCAAGACCGCTGTGAGAGAGGGCATCAGACCCGCCTCAACTTTCAAAGAATTGAGCTCCTTCTGCTTATTAAAGGTTTCTTCAAGAACCTTTAATCTGGCGTCTTCCGTTGCCAGCAGGACGGTTTTTATTTGTTGGGATATTTCAATGGCCCCGGAGATTCCGGCCTGGGTCAGCTTTTCGTTCGTGTCGAGAAGTTTTTCCATTATCTTCTGGACTTCGAGCTGCCCTTCGAGCTGGATTCTCGGCCTTTCCTTTGAGGGGGCTATCTCACCGATCTTCTTGAAGGCCTTGGTCACCATGTCGATCTCTTGTTCGGCGAGAGCGATATCGAGCTGATATCCCTTCTTTTCGTATTCGTTTTTCCTGGCGATATAATCCTCTTCGGAAATGAGGGCGCCCTGGTAGGCCTGCTCGTTTAATTTCTGAAGTGTCTCAATTCTCGCTTTTTCGATGGCCTCGGAAGATTCCGCTGCATTGAGCTGGATTGTCAGACGCCCTTGGAGCAACTGGACATCCCTTGATCTCATCTCATCGGTATAGACTCGTTTAAGTTCGCCTGTTTTTCCAGCAGGGGGAGCCAACGCGGTTTCTTCTGCGGGAGGCGGCTTCACCACTCCTATTTTTTCGCCTAATTTCATCCATAACCCATGATATTTTTCCACCTTCTCTACAATATAATCCCAATCCATCTTGAGATACTTAAGGCCATCTGACATTGTCTTTATAATTTTTACAAACTCCAGAGCCAGAGGAGCAAAACTTATTTTTGTGGCATTCATCTGGGATTCTAATTGGACAATCGTTTTTGCCGCTTCGCTCCCTTTTTGGACGACGACATCGCCCAAAATGGATCCCATTTTTACGGCTTCTTCTCCAAGTCCTTTAATCGTTTGACTGCCTTTATTGAGGAATGGAATGAGCTTATCGCCATACCGGGCTGCCAGCAGATTGGTGGCAACTATCATTTTATATGTCTCATCCGTGGCTCCCGCGAATTTATCGGCCATCATCATCAGGATATCGACGGGAGATTTTGTCTTGAGATCGTTCATCGAGATCCCGAGGGCGTCGAAATAGGCCTTCGCGGTACCGGTCTCCGTTTGCGCTTCACCCATATTCCGTGCGAGGGTCCGAAGGGCAAAAGATAAGGAATCGGTCATTACTCCTGATATTTTAGCGGCATATTCAAGCTTCTGAAAATTCTCAACACTAATGCCGAGAATTTCTGATTGAGTTTTGATCGATTCCGCGGATTCAGCGATTGATTTTGCAAAATTGTAAATTCTTTCCGTAGCCTGAAGGGCACGTTCGCCGAGATTTACGATCGCATCCCATTTGATGAGGCGCAGGGATCCGGCCATTTTCTGGATGGAGCCGTCCGCATCTTTCATTCCGGACTTGAGCTTCTCGAGCGCCGGGGAGGCCTTGTCTTCTGCTTCAAGAGTAATTTTTACCATGTTGGCCATCTCAATTTCTCCTTTCGCGGCTCATCTCACAATTTTTACAGGCCCAATCCAAATGCCTTCCAAACTCGAACCGGCATTTTTCTTTTTCTCTCATCGTGCAACCAGTCTTCTTTCCCAATCCAAAAAGGGATAAGATACCTTCCCTAAAGATCAAATCGCGTGTCCTATATTTCAGATAGGGTTGGCATTCTTCGATCGTGAATCGCCAGAGGATTTGATCTCGCTTGATTATATCTCCTCCGGAGAGGATGACGACGGCTTCTTCGATCCAATCTGATCCATCATCCGAGTCTCGATCTCCCCCATCATCGCTTTTATGTTTTTTGACAATGAAATCAGATCGAGAAAGTCGAAAAAATCCCTAATTACCTCCATCGCCGATTCAGGTTCGATAGAGAAATCGATCTCGGAAGTCATCGTTTCAAGATCCTTCTTGGCCAAAGGCGTTCCGTCCTCTTTTAAAATGATTGCGATCCACTTTGCGAGAAGATCTCCTTTATCGGTTAGAAAATCGATCAGGTCCTTTGTAGAGATCTGGGTTGGGATGAGGATCTCTTTCCCCTGCAGGAGGCCGGCATCTTTCAATAGACCAAGCAGCTGACGGATCTGGCCGAGGACTAATTTGTTCTGGGAATATTTTTTATCGCCAATCTGATAGGTTTTGGTTTCCATTGACACCTCATTCCATCCCGAATAAATCGGGACGAGAAGATCGCCCCCAATAAATGAGGGCGCTACAAAGAAATATAGCGTTCCGTTAAGAACCGGAACGAGAAATTCGCTTAGGCGGCGTAAGCGGCGACCTGGTTCGCTATCTCGGCTCTCACGCTTCCGTAAGTCGCATCTTCCAGGACCTGAAGATCTCCGGTCTGGCCGAGTATCTTGCCGTCCACCTTGAGATCGGCCTTCAGGATCCCGCATTTCGGGAAGACGGTCTCGACGTAATAATTTTTCCCGGTCTCGAATTCGTCTCCTGTGGCCTTCATGTAGACGCCGATTGATTCATTCTTCTCCATCCAGTTATTCAGGATCCAATCCCTGAGCTGGCGATCGAGTTTCAATGTCTGGATTCTTCCCTGGCGGAGGGCATAATTTGCATAATCTCCCGTTCCGCCGATCCTGAATTCAACCAGCATCTGATTATTGAGCACGTGCTCGATGGAATTTACTTCGGATTCGACGAGATGGCCTCCCAAAAATGTCGTCCCGTTCCATTTTCCGCCGATCCTCATCACCACGTCGGTGACCCTCAAGGGAGGCTCCTCGACATAATCCGGGAACGTGCACCAACCGGGCTCGGTCGGAACATAAAGGATTTTATGGTTGCAGAGAGTGGCCAGGGCGATCGTCACAGGCGGACCAGCCACTCCATCAACAATGGCTTCCGTGACCACGATATCGTGGGCTGCCACGGAAACAATCGTGAATGTATTGTTATTTGCAATTGATCCGGCGATGACGATAGAATTAGTGGCGACCAGACCGAGTGTCGTGAAATCGGTGCTGACCGACAAAATATGGCTGCCCGTTTCCTCAAAGGAAATATCGGTCCCTGTTGCCAATACTGCGGGGGCGGTGATTGTAAAGACGGCGGGAGTGGCGCCGGAGATGACCGTCACTACTTTATCGATCCATTCTCCGGTATTCGGCTTCAGCGCCCGAAGCAGATGCAGGCTGTCGAGCCTGGCCTCAGGAGTTGCACCCTGCACGCCGTTTGCCAACAGCGTCAATGCGACGGCATTAAAGGCCGCACTTTTCGTCTCCTCATAAATATTCGAGGTAAATTTTCCGGTTCCTTTCAGAGCCAATGAGAGTTTGGCCCAGGAATCCTTGGCCCAGGTGGCTGTCAGGGTGTCAATAAAAATCGAGGCGTGTCGCCGTTTCTCGATCTCGGTTCCGAGCTTCATCGCTGCCGTAAAACCTGGCAAGAGCATATCGCTGGTGGGCAGACACAGGTGCTTATAACCGGTTCCCCAGGGCGTAGGCGTGCAGATGCCGAGGCCGAAACCGTAGCCGATCCCAAAGTGCTGCGGTTGGGCCTTGGGAAACTCGATCGTTTTTCCGAGCATCCAACCGAGTCGATAGAGACGATCAGGCTCTTCGTGTCCCGTCAATTCATCCGCGTTGCTTTCGCTTCGCGGCTCCGCCTCGATGATATTGGCCTTGGCGATCCGGAGCAATGTATCGAGGGTCTGTTCGGTATTGAGAGCGGTTTCTTTGTTGTTTGCGCTGATAACGAACTCATTGTAGTCGGCAAGATAATTTCTCATGGTGTCCTCCTTGGAATATTTTTGGTTTCGTGGACTGTCAATGACAGTTCCGCATAATGGCAGAGTACGCCTCCGAAAAGCCTGTGCTCGATAATTTCGGCCTGAATGAAGTCATGATCCATCGCCGTATCGTTAAGGGTTAGTTTTCCCCTAAACGCATCTGAGATGGATTCGCAGAGCGAATTAAATGTTTTTTCTGTGGCCGCCGCATCGTTCACGCCCATATATCCGCGGATCAGAAAGACATGCTGTTTGTCGGTTTGTTGGATGGTCGCTTCCGGGGTGACGCCGGATTCCGGAGCGGCCCGCCGTCCGATCTCCCAGCCGCGGATCTGCTCGACGCCTGAGATCGTGGTTTTAAAAAGATTGATGAACGTGGTCCAGTCCGCCGCCCATCGCTCATAATCATAGACCTTGCCGATATTGGTGATGGCATTGATGATCGCATAGACCTGGGCGCGGATTGTTGATTCGGACATATTTTTTGTAGGGTGCGTCCTTACGCTCCGGCATTCGCCGGAGCGGCTACGCGTTCAATTCTCTCGTGATTTCAAACCCTGCCTTATCGAAAATCTCCGTCAATTTTCCCATGTTTTCATCGAGGGCCTTTTCAAACATTTGTGCCCCCGGAAAGCCTTTCTTACCGATCTTTCGGCGGATGATGAATTCCAAACGTTTCGCCTGCACTGTATCCAGCCCCATCTTCACTTCGATCCATCTCAGGAGCGCACCTTCCGGTGGCCAGGTCTTCCCAGCCCGCCTTCCTTTTTCGAGTACATCGCCATAGGTGCCTTTTCCGTGGCCGACGATTCCTTTGATCATTGGTGTCCCTTTTCCCAAGACCTCTCCGTGAATGGTCGAGACCAGGCCGCCCTTCGCTCCATAGACGCCGGTCGGCGTTCGTTTCTTGACTTCTCTTTCAAGGAATGAGGTTGCCTCATACATTGCCGATGTGAGTTGTTCCCGGATGATCTCCGGCGCCTTGCCCTCGAAGATCTTTCCTTTCGTTGTGACGGAAACTTTTAATTCCATCCTGACATCTCACAATGGTTTCATACCCCCGACGCCTTTCAAAGCCCTAAAAAAGATGACTCCAAAGGTTGTTCCGTCAGAGCATGAGGCTGGATCATCAGACCACGAAATTGTTGTGCTTTTAGAAATTACTGCTCCAGTGGAATCCAACCTTTCGGCTTCCATTCCTATAAAATATTTTCCTTCTGCCGGGAATGTAACAACAAATTGAGTCATAATGGAATTACCTATATTGACTTTGTTTGCTTTCGTCGTATCGGTAGAAAGAGCAATGTAAATTTGGTATCGAATGGACTGATCCGGGGGAATTGGGCTTCCATCATCCAATTGTGTTACAGCATCCCAACCAACCGTCTTCTGATTGGCTGGATACCATGTTTGTGAAAAAACCGATGAAACCATCAACCCAACCATAGCCATCGCCAAAAATAATGATGCAATCACGATCAGAACTATTCGATTTTTCATGTTATTCCTCCTTTAAGATTTTTTCTGCCTCGGCGATTCCTCTCAAATATTGATTCCATGCACTTTTGCGAAGATTCTCCAAGTCATTCAAAATTGGTTTTAAACTTCGATCATACTCTTCCTTTACTTTGATAATTTCCTGATAATATAAATCCCAAAGTCTTGCTTCAATCATTCGTGTATCTCTCTCTCCTATCTCCATTTCTTGGGATGCGTCAGACGATCTCCTCCTCCGGGATAATCGACTTTTATGGTCTTTATTGCACTTGCAGGGGAGACCTCTCCTTCTTTGATGCCCAGAAAGTCCATATAGGTCTGCTTCTGGACCCTCGCCCTGGCTGCATATTCCCTGCTCTTGCTCATGTGATCGACGGAATCCGCCGTGATCGTGGAATCGGATGTCTGTGCATAGGCTGAGGCCAGCGCACCCGAACAAAGGCTCGCAGCGAGGTTACAGACGGCATCCTGATCGGACTCTGGAATCGTGTTTAGGGTATCGTTCACCACGTGCAAGGCCGTATAGACAACCCGGATTTTCTCCGTTGCCGGAGGTGCATCTGAAAAAAACCGGATATATTGCCCACCCTCTTTTTCATAAACAACAAAATCCTCATCGCTCCCTTCTTCAAGGAAGATAGGTTCTCTCTCATCCGCCGGATATTCAATCGATTTGATGATCGAAAAGCCCTTGACCCATGACGTGAGATTCGTTGCGATCGCATAATCATAGCCGCCGTCGCCGGTGATATCCTTGACGACCTCGCGCGGCCGATGTCTGGAGTAAATCTTTACGGCCTCTTGAATGAAATTATCTCGTTCGGAAGATCCGAGCTTTCCCACGTCGTCTCGGACAATCTCAGAAACCTTGGATGCGAATTCAACAGAACTGTAAGCCATTATTTATGCACCTCTCTTATCATGATTGCCAGATCGTCTTCGATCTGCTCGCCGAGTGTGGTGATAATCCTTATCCTCAAAAAATAGACCGTGCCTGATGTTCCTGCCTGCACCCAAACATAGACGATGGTATCGGTGTTCGTGGATCCCGCGAGCATGGTGGCGCTGAGATCATCTCCTGCTCCATTGAAAATCTTAACCTCATAACTCAGAATGGTGTCGCCGCTGATCATCGCTCCTGAGGCATCGAATGGAAGCCTTCTCTTCGGCCACACCTGTTTTTCCCATCGTGAAGGGATCATGACCATTTCCTCTTTTCGATAATAAAAGTTGGGACCCTGTCTCCCATTTGAAATTGAGGCGGCCTCTCGCCGAATTCAAATTCTGGCCTTGGATCCAGATAAAACGGAGGCATTGTCTCAATCATCCCGGGTTTCAAATAATAGTCATAAACGCCGGCGCGCGAGATAATGGCGCTCAAAAGATGTTCCGCCTGGGGAGTCACGAGAAAATCGATGACTCCGGAACTCGAAGTGATCAGAGTTTGAAGCTCGTCAATATACCTCTGGATATCAGAGATCGAAACCTGGCTCTGAATCAGAGTCAGAAGATTATGGATATAAATCTGCTTATCGGAAATAGAAGAGAGTGAAACCATCGTTGAAAGAAGGCTGTGAAAATAGGACTGGATGTCCGTCACAGAAGCGGACGATTGGATCGTAGAGACGAGGATTTCCATCAGGATGATTGATTCGTTGACTGAGGAGGTTGAAATAATTAGATCCTGCAGAACCTCAATATAAGTCTGCTGATCCGTGACCGAAACATGGCTTTGGACCAGACTCAAAATATTATCGACATAGAGCTGCTTATCCGAGACCGACGAGAAAGAAGCCATCGTGGAAAGAAGACTATGAAAATAGTTTTGAAATTCGGCGACGGAACTTGCCGACTGAATCGTGGAGAGAAGGATCTCGATGTTGACGGAGAGAAGTTGATCCGATATCGCGGAGGATGAAGCGATGATCGTCTGAACCGTCTCTACATAATTTTGATAATCGGTGAGCGAACCGGAGACCATGCCGATTGAGTTCAGGATATTAAGATATGTCTGCGAATCGACCAGAGATGAAACAGATTGGATAAAGTCGTTTCGTGTTTCGAGGTAGGTCTGAAAATCTGATATCGACGAGGAAGAGATGGCTATCGACCGGATCGATTCGATTTGTGTTTTTAGATCTGTGAGATATGAAATCGATTGAGCCGTGGTATTGAGGATTTCAAGATAAGTCTGGACCGATTCGACCACAGAAATTGAGGAAAGAGTTGAAACGAGATTCTCGATATAGGTTTGGGCATCGGTCAGGGAAGAGGCCGATTGAATTTGATCGGAGACGATGTTGACGAAGGTCTGAAGATCGGTGATGGAAGATGTCGAAACGATGGCAGTTTGAATAATCTCGACGAGGCCAATGAAATCAGTGATTGAAGATGACGATGCGGCCACGGATTGAAGCGTCTCGACATAGGTCTGAAAATCAGTGAGAGATGAGGCCGATTGGGCCACTGAGTTAAGTATGGCAAGATATGTCTGGACCGATTCGACCGCGGCAATCGAGGAAAGAGTTGAAACGAGATTCTCGATATAGGTTTGGGCATCGGTCAGGGAAGAGGCCGATTGAATTTGATCGGAGACGATGTTGACGAAAGTCTGAAGATCGGTGATGGAAGATGTCGAAACGATGGCAGTTTGAATAATCTCGACGAGGCCAATGAAATCAGTGATTGAAGATGACGATGCGGCCACGGATTGAAGTGTTTCGACAAAAGCCTGGAGATCTGCAAGGGATGAGCTTGATTGGACCACACTGTTGAGTGTGGCAAGATAAGTCTGGACTGCCTCGACCACTGCCATCGAGGAGGCAATTGAAATCAGGCTCTCGATATAGGTTTGGGCATCGGTCAATGAAGAAACCGATGTGATTTGATCGGAGACGATATGGACGAAGGCCTGAAGGGCGAGGATAGAGGATGAAGAAGCAATGATCGTCTGAACGATCTCGATATTGGCGATAAAATCCTGAATCGATGAGGAAGAGGTCGCCACGGATTGAAGTGTTTCGACAAAAGCCTGGAGATCTGCAAGGGATGAGCTTGATTGGACCACACTGTTGAGT